GGTCATCAAGGTTACCAAATATGCTTAAATTATATAAGCATATTTGCTTCAAACTACCGTGGGTTTGTTGAGCGTTAAACGTGCGGACGAGGACATGGCGGACTCAAACTTGTTGGAGACGATTCCATATTAGTAGTACAACAAGTGAGTGTGTAGGGCCATGTCATAGGCATCGCAACTAATTTACTAGAGGCCTAGTTAAGTGTTGTGGTGCTCGGTCGGCGGCGCTTTTAAACGCATCCACTAGATTGTGTGTCGTAGTGCCGTTAGGCGTAATGAATACAATTAATCGAGTAGCTGCCCACGCTGACGGGCAGATAGCGGGTGACCAGCGAAGAGAGGTCACATTATCAGTTAGAGGGGAGCAGTCATGCGCCCCTGCAACTTTACCATCAACATCATCACCAAAACCCAAAGGCAAGCAGACACATGCAACAGGTGTCAAGCGCCAGGGTAATGGAGGTAAAAAGGGCGGTGGGCGTAAGCCCATAAAGGGTCAAACCAATGAGTTTAACCCAATGATGTCCGAAGTAGCGCTTAAACAACGAGTCTTCATTGGGCGTCTTAATGAGCGGCGTGCAGTCACTCTGACAGAAATTGCTGAGTTTAACATTTGGGTAAAGGCGCATGAGAAGAGCCTTTACTCAATGGTTTGTGCAGTGTGTAAAAAACGCTCCAAATATGCTTGCGATTGTCGGATTTTGGCCGAGCAGGGTGATGTCCCTGCCCCTGCAGCCGCTGCAGTGGAACCCATACGTCCGTGGGTTACCATTGCTTTGCCAGTGGCACAACAATTTATATCTGTTGTTCCGCCACCGGTTTTGCCCGCACCCGCCATACCTTTAGTGGTTGGCCCCGTGCCGGCTGCTCCAACATATGTTGTTGCTGCAGCTGTGGTTCCACCTTTGGTGGCCCCGCGCGTTCCCTTGGTGTCTAAACCCGACGGAACCGTATTGGCGTATTTTGATGAGCCATTGTCTATTGACGATCGTGCATTTCAAAAACGCCTTCAGGCTTTACCGTCGGTGCCAAACCCGGCATTAGCCATTAGCGCTCCGGCTGCGCCAGTGGTTTTATCTGGTGTTTCTCTCCCTTTGATCGTTGAGAGGAAAGCACGCTGGTGGAATCGTTTCTTTTTGAATAAGAAACCATCGCAAATGAATTACACCAACGCTGTTAATCATTACATTGATCGTTTATCAGATCATAAAGCCGAACACGTCAGTGAACTTGTGGTCCCGGATTGTCTAGTGATCCCGGACCTTCTTCGCACACTGCGCGTTGAAATGCATACTTCATACATGAATAGATCAGTCAAGTTGGAGCATTTGCATAAATTAGCGAAGAAATGGGCTGAAAAGGTGGAATACAACTTTAGTGACGATTTGCATGTCAATAAGTTTCAAGTAACCATACAGAAAGCCTGTGACATGAGTGATAACGCTTACAACTACGCGGTCACTGACGAGAGCTTGAGAAGAAGTCGAACACTCCTTGGCTCCCGTACACATGCCATCACTATGAATCAGGGTTTTTAGACCCTGCCCGCACCTACACACTTTTAGAGGTTCCTCGTATTTGTCGTGGTTTGGAACATCGCAAACCACAACCACAAGCTGACTGGAAAGATGCTGTGCTTACTAATAATGCCAGTTCAGTTAACGATTTTAAGTGTGTAGGAAAATATTATAAACTCTTCGAGCTTCCATATAGCCGAAGATGGGAACCTCGTGTGTTCACAAATTGTGTTCACAATGAGCTGGATTCACTCAACAATAGGTGGTTGAAGGACACCTTACCAATACAGTATGATAAAATTGATTTTGATCTTTTAGACAGCTGCATTGACGAGTTGGTACAATTGCTTTTACCGAATTATGATTGTCATTACACAGTTCAACAATGTTTTGCCAAAATGACCGGTAAGATGCGCAATAGATATGCTAAAGCATATAATACACTCCTTGAGAAAGGTGCCACTTTGGCTGAAATAGCCAGAATTGGCATCTTTATCAAGGATGAGTCACTTTTTGCCAAACCTGAAGAGGTTCATAAATGGGATAAAGCGGCACGTATGATAATGGGTAGAGACCCTTGCTTTACTTTGCTTTTAGCCATGTTTATTGACCCCATTGAAGATGCTATGGGGCATGTACCACAATACGCATCTGGGCGTGATGCATTCCAAATGGGAGAACTGTTTTATGAGAAAGTTTTTGGCCAGTTAATGGCAAAGACGGATATCAGTAAACAAGACAGTAGCAAACGACCAGAAATTGTATTTAACATTGAGACTGAGGTTCATATTCGTCTCATGTCCTTGGGTGGATTAGCAGCTTCGCTCATAAATGATTATGAGGAAATAGTTAGGGAGAAAATGCGCTCACGTGGTAACACACCCCATGGCGTGAAGTTGAAATGGTCGGGCACACAAATTACGGGTGAACGAGATACGAAGAATAACAACTCTATGGTTAACTGGGTTATGTCTAGATATCTCCGCCGTTTTAATAATTTGCCACCAGATGACTTTATTGTTATGGGTGATGATGGTGGTCACAGAATACCTGAAAACCACCCACCTATCGTTGATACGTATGCCTATTTTGGTTTTGAGTTTAAGTTTGAAATCGTCCACGATTATCATGATTTCGATTTTTGCTCATCCAAATTTATTCAGTATGATCATGGAAAATTTGTTTTAGTGCAACACCTTGAGAAACTGTTATCCAGACTCGGGTTTACTCTGAAACATCAACATAATTCATATTTGGATGACTATTATGCCTCACTCGGCTTTATGTATTCTACAGTTTATCGTGGGATACCCGTTTATGAAGATATTGGGAAGTGGATGCGTGGTTGTGTCAAGGGGAGGCACTTCATCAACTTGCAATTATTCAGAGACGGAAGTCGTGGGCTTTATGATGCCTTTGTTGCAGATCGGAAAGTAGTTAGATCGGTTAACCGTGATCTGGTTTTTGCAGAACTAGCAACCTCTTTCGATTATACATATAGCGATTACTTGCAGCTTACCGAGTATTTCGCTCAGCCCCTCGTCGTTCCTGCGGCGAATTGTGGCAAGAGTAAGCAAATCTCTGCGAGGGTGAAAATAGACGATCTCTTAGTTGATCCAAGAGACTTGGTACATATCTACAGCACAGTGGATATTGGCGTCAAGGACTGGTGGCGGGCCCAGTCATAAGTTTGTTTTCTACAACTGAAGTGCGGTAAATCTTCAGTATAATGCCCTTGGAGAGGTTTCTCATTAAAATGGGG